GTCCTTGTAGGATAGACTGAATATTGTTTAATTCTCTTGCCTGTAATGGATATGCAGGTTTGAAAAGTACCTTATTGTAATTTTTAGTTGCGTCAAAATCGTCAAAATAAGGAGCAACGTTGAGATTAGTTTCCTGTGGCATAATTCTTTAGAATTGCAAAATAATTTTGACGTCTTCTTTCTGGGAGGATGACCTTGTTACAGAGGGTCTGTTATCAACATATAATATTGTTCCTGAATATTTTTTAGATTCAGGATTCGCAGCACCCATTGTAAATTCCTGTCCAAGATTATATGTTTTACTATTTATTACAGTGCTCACACCTGTAAATGAAGTGCTGATCTGCAATGTGCCTGATCCACCAATAATATCAACTGAACCACCTGAAATTGATCCAGCATCTGCATCAAATGAAAATGCATGAAATCCATATTTTGGACTTGCATTTTGGCTGCCATCAGAATTAAAACCAACATTTGATCTATCTTGCCAGTATTTCAATACACCAGTGGTTTGATCATATGATATGACTCTTCCAACAGCAGTAGAACCAACACCAACAGTTTGTGTAATTTCAGCATCAGCAGCATAGACAACTGAACTGTAACCAGTTCCTGTAAGTCTTAAAGCATAAGTTGCTGCTGCTTTATCAGATGCAAGTAAACTAGTTGATCCATTCTGTTGAGGATTTTCAACTATACCCACTCTTGCAAATTGGTTTCCTGTGATAAAATCTGGGTTGTCAGTATCATTCTCAAATCTTGCATACGTAAGTACATTGTAAGCACCTAATTCAGCATATACATCATGACCATGACCACTAGGAGGTGGAATAATTACATTGAATATAGGAGTAGTTGTTCCACTAATACCTTTCTTGGCAATATCAACAGTACCAAATGTATAACCTGATCCACCATTAGTAACTACTACAGATTGGATCTTACTATCAGCATTCACCACAACTGTTGCTAATGCACCAGTTCCATCACCATTAATTGGAACATTAGTATAAGTATTAGCATTACCTAGACCAGCACCCCTATCCTTAATAGTTACAACCTTTAACTGACCACTAGTAGCAGCATTAGATACTAATGTAGCAGTTTCAGTTGTATTGCCCCAGTTATTAGGCACAGGAATATAGTTGGTTGAGTCAAATTTAATAGCATCACTAGGTTTAATAGTGTAAAGATATTTCCAAATATAACCATCACCACTAGAACCTGCTGCTCTAGGTTCTAAATCAGTAAATGTAGGTTCATCAAGTGAAGGACTACCTTTAAAGTTATTCTCAGGCAATGCATTATTATTAAGGCAAATATACACCCTATAATCACTGTTCATTACATAGTAATTTGCACTGTAGATGTTAAATGCACCAGAGGGTTGTGAGGGGTTTGACCTTGTGATGTCATTCCTCCACATATCATAGATGTTACCTGAAGACCAAGTATTCTTTCTTATAACCTGCGTTACATCACTAGATCCTATTTTTTTCAAAGCGATCATTGTGTCCCAATAATCATTTGATTGATCTAAACTATCCTTAGGAGAAGGAGGTGTTGTATCCCATGACGACAAATAATCAGGTGCATTAGGTAGACCAATGAATGTATAATAAGAATTTGTGCTGGATTGAACTCCAGCAACAAAGTTTTTTGCATTTAATATACGAAGTTGATCAGTTATAATCGCAGCCATTTTTACTAGGACTTTTTTGTTTATTTATAGGGAATTATGTATAGTTCTTATGCTTAAGAGATTCAGTTCTTCTGACATAACCAGAAGTGGATATTCCAATAACACCCTCTTCTCCATAGAAATCAAAACTCTGAGGATTAACTCTCTCGTCAAACATTATTTTACCCCAACTATAGTTTCCTAAAGATGGTCTCTGAGTGAAAGCAATACCTGCACCATAATCATCAACATCACATTTTATCCTTACCACCAATGTTGAGATACCCACAGAAGATTCATTGTAAACTGTTACTATCTCACTGGATGCAGATCCAACCTTATAAACACCATCAAGGAATGGAGTAGCAACTCCAACTGCAGTTGCAAATGTATCACCAATTGAAACATAGGTATCTTTAATAACAATAATATCATCAGTTCCTATACTACTTATTGTCTTTGCAGTTCCAACAAGACTTGCATCTCTCATGAATGAATCAGTTGGTATATAAAGATCAAAGAACAATTGCTTTTGTGCTCCAACTGCAGTGCTTCCAAGACCAACAATTGTACCATAATCACCTGAATAAGATGTCACATCAATCTCTTCTTTCTTGATCTTGGGTTCTTCAATGATAACCAATGGTGGTGTGGTGTAATTTGTACCACCATCACTTATAGTGAATCCAGTTACAGTTCCATTTGTTACGGTAGCTGTAGCAAATGCTTGTGTTCCTGCTGTGTGACCAGCAATGGTTACAGTTGGTACAAAATCATAACCTAAACCACCTGAAGTCAAATTAATTGCTGTAATTGTATTTGAAGTTCCTACAGTAGCAGTAGCAGCTGCACTGGTTACTGGGTCCTGTGATATAATTGTCACTTTGTTTTGGAATGCTCTATCTGTCTGCTCATTATTGCTATCAAATAATGGTCTTGCAGAATCAACATATGCAAGTGTTGTTCCAATACCAATTGATGATGTAATGTAAGCAGAAGGGAAGATTCCTGGTTCATACTTGACTCTATCTTTGCTTACAAACTGACCTCCAATCTTTCTATCAACAGTTTGCTTACACCAAGTTAATGGTCTAGATGTAGTCTTATCATCTGTTAATCCAGGTCCAAAATATGAGGTTGTCTGGACAGCATCAATTGTATTAATACCAGTAATAACTCTATTATTCTGATTTAATTTAACAGATTGACCATTTTCAATATCTGCTTTAAGATGTACTGAATCACCCTGTTTTACTGTTTCAAGAATATCTTTAAAGACAACATCATTTTCACCACCACCCTTATAGAACAATATTCTGGATGTATCACCTTCAGGAATTCCTGAACCAGGACCCTTAGGTGCTTCATTGAAAATAATCTGACTACCACCTTCAAATGTATATGATTCACCAGGAACTTGAAGGATATCATTTATAAAGACCAATAGAGTTTGATCTACCTCAATATTTGAATTACTTGATGCTTTAATTGCAATTGGATTACCATCTAATGTAAGTGAAAATATCTTATCAACATCATTGAATTTTTCATCAATTCTATCAAAGACTTGGAATTCTCCAGGAGAGTAACCTAAGAATGAATCACTATAAGTATTTTGAATAGAAATTTTAAATTCACTAAATGTAAGTGACGTATTAGTTGGAATTCCTGTTGTTCCTCCAACTGGAACAGTAAGTTCCTGATTACTTTCAAATCCAAAACCAAAATCATTTATTTCAAAATCAATTACACTTGAACCCTGACCAACTTTTATGTCAATGGTTGCTTCAGTGCCAATACCAGAAGAACCTGATGCATATACAAGTGGAATATTGCTATAACTCAATGGTTCATCAAATACAACATTTAATGGGACATTAACAGTTCCACATCTTGCATAAAAATGATCTCTAGTAGATAATCCAGTATTTACTTCAAAAGAAGTTGAATCAACAATCTTTAAAATATTTGTTCCATCAACAGCAGGATCATAACCACTAGTAGAATTATTAATTAATCTTGGAGCAATAATTGCAGGTTGTGCAACTCCACCACTTTGATAGAAAGTTGGCACAGTTGATACACCAACATTTGTCTCAAACTCTGTTGAACTATTGACAGCACTTACTTTAGAACCACAATATGCTGGATCAGTTGTTCTTGGATATATGTGTGTTGAAGCTCCTCCATCCAGACCACAAGTCATAGCAATACCAGTAAGGAGAACATCACTTCTTTGACCAGTGGTCTGAAGATTGTGTGCTCCAGAGGTTGTAACTGTCATTATACCAGTAGTGTTGTCATAGACAACATTAGAGATATTAACTGGTCCAGAACCAGTGTAGTCACAAGTAAAGGCTATACCTGATAGAATAACTTCTCCACCTAAAGTTAAACCATGATCTGTTGAAGTTGTAACAGTAGTTAATCCTGTTGTTCTTGTATATTCAACATTAGATATTGATCTTGGTACATAGAAAACTCTATCTGATGTAACATTGACAGAAGTCAAATGTCCATTATTAACTGTTGCAGTTCCAATTCCATATATGGTTGAACTAGATTCAGTTTGAATGCCAACAGAAACAGATGTTTGAATGCCAGATCTATATCCAGATCCACTATTTCCAATAGAAACAGATGAAATAGTTCCAGCAGTAGATACAACCGCACTGCCACCAGCAACAACAAGAGGTTGATATCCAAAACCTTCTTCTGAACCAACAGAAACAATCATTCCACCAATTGGGAATGGTCCCCTATTTACATCATAACCCCTAGGTGTTCCAAGACCACCTGAAGTAAATTGAACAGTGGTTACACCAGCACTTTCAAAGTTCTGATATTCACCAATTTCTGCTGCTTGTATACCTTGTGGTGATTGGAATATATTGTTTATAAGAAGAATTGAATTTGAAGTAATTCCACTAACATCTGCACCATTTGACTTCAATACAAATTCACTTGTAAATCCAGTGAACTGATTTGAAATATCATCAAATACAAAGTTATTATAATAGGTCTCATTTGAAGAACCTTGTATACCTCTCTTTGTAAACACTCTACCACTAAAAGATGAACTGGTGGTCAGACCACTAAAATCTCTTTCATCTGGTGAACCAGTAGTTGTAGAAATAGGTTGCATACCATGAGGTGCTGCTACAAAATTGAGTGTATTGTCTGTAATGGTATATTGACCTTTAAACAATTCAATAGTTGCGCCAGAGGAGTGAACAGCAATTTCAGAACCAAGAATTGGTCTCTGAACATATAATCTCTGAGTTGAACCCACTCCTGTAATACTCAATACTTTCATAAATTCATCATCTATCTTGATAATATCAGATGACTTAATTGTGTTTATTCCAGATGTTGTAAAATCAGTATCAAAGATTATATTTGTCCCTAAAGTAGCAGCAATACCTGTTTTTGACACAGGTGACTGAATCATACTATCAACAGCAATTAATGCCTTTGCATTTTGATTTTGTGATGTAATAAAGTGAGAATTACCAACTCCAACACCTGCAAGTTCAACGTATTTTGGATTTACCTTAAGAGCATCTGATGGACTTGTAGCAAATCCAATACTTTTATCATCATTTTTAATTACAAATACATCAGTTGGAAGAAGAGTAGTTGATCCAACACTTCCACCAAAATCAGTGCTTACAATTTCAATTCTAGATGATGAACCAGTAAATTCATATTTTACTGCTTCTCCACTTTGGAAGAAGTGGTTTGGAATAGTTACTGTACTATTTGCGGTGCTTACAATGACAGATGAACTTCCATCAAACTTTCTTTGGAAAATTTCATCTCCTTTATGTTTAAGACCAAACTGAGTCTTTTGTCCAGACTTTGTACCAAAGAAATTTCCACTTTGGGCAGAAATATAACCATCATCAAAGTCTATTTCTCTTGCATTTACATCAAAAGATTTGACTTCAACTGCAATGCCTGGATTTGGAGTGTAAACAACATTTATTTTTGTCCCATCTGTTGCTAATCCAACAGTTCCAAGACCAGCATTAGTTACTACGTTTGCAAACTCAACATATTTTTGTACATCTGGAACTAGACTAGAAACTAATGAAGATGTAATTGAACCAAGTTCAAAAACTTCATGATGATTATTTGAATTGTCTTCAACTGTAATAAAATGATATCCAGACTGATAATTAGGGGTATCTGTATCATATGAGGTTACAACATGTGCTGTTGGTGAACCAGAGGAGGGAATACTAGTATATGCAGATCCAATTCTGCCTGTAGTTAAAGTAGTAACTCCAGTTGTTGAAGTTCCTCTTACAATTCCT